GGTCTTACGGGCGCTGGCGGGTACGCCGACGAGCTGACCACCCTGCCCAAGGCGTTCTTCGATCAGCTCGTGGCGCGCTGTTCGGTACGCGGCTCGAAGATCTTCGCCACGACGAACCCCGACAACCCTGGGCATTGGGTGAAGCGGGACTACCTGAAGCGGCCTGCTGAAACCCGGCTGAGAAGCTGGCATTTCGTCCTCGACGACAATCCTTTCCTCGACCCCGAGTACGTCGCCGCGTTGAAGAGCACCTACACGGGCCTGTTCTACCGGCGGAACATCCTCGGCCACTGGGTGCAGGCCGAGGGCGCCATCTACGACGCCTTCGACGAGCGCCGACACGTCGTCGACGAGGTCCCGCACATCACCCGCTGGCTGTGCGACGCCATCGACTACGGCACCACCAACCCCTACGCCGACCTCCTCATCGGGCTCGGCGCCGACAAGCGGCTGTACGTCGTCTCCGAGTACCGGTGGGACTCGCGCGCGCAGCGCCGCAAGAAGACCGACGCCGAGTACAGCCGGGCCCGCCGCGCCTGGCTCCAGGCCGTGCCACACCCCGGCAGCAACGTCCTCGGCGTGCAGCCAGAGTGGACGATCGTCGACCCGTCCGCCGCCTCGTACATCGAACAGCTCCACCGCGACGGCGTCTCCGGCGTCATGCCAGCCGACAACACCGTGCTCGACGGGATCCGGACGGTGGGCTCGCTCATCGCGGGTGACCGGCTGCGGATCCACGCGTCCGCACGCGGCCTGATCGAGGAGATCCCCGGCTACTCCTGGGACGACGAGAAGGCCGAGAGGGGCGAGGACGCCCCGATCAAGCTCGACGACCACTCCTGTGACGCGCTCCGCTACGGCGTCCGTACGACCGAGGCCCTGTGGCGGCCACACATTCCGACACTGCTGGAGGTGGCTGTGTAATGCCCCTGCCCACTGGCGGTGTGTGGCCCCCGCCCGCACTCGACATCGTCCGCGACAAGGTCGCCGTCTGGGATGCCTGGTACTGCGGCGACCCGGACGGCCTGTCCGCGATCTACGGCGGGCAGAGTGACCCCGGGAGCACCGGGTTCTACGCCTCCGAGCGCGGCGGCATGCGCGCCCGCGTCGGACGCGCTGTCGCCCGCTGGTTCTGGGGCGCCCCCACCCCATCCGGCGAACGCCGGTCCAAGCTGCACGTACCGCTCGCCTCCGACATTGCCACCGCCGGCAGCGCCCTGCTGTTCTCCGAACCGCCCAAGGTCACCGCCGAGGACGAAACGACCAGCAAGCGGCTGGAGGAGCTCGTCGATGACGGCCTGCACGGCACCCTGCTGGAGGCCGCCGAACTTGCCTGCGCGCTCGGCGGTGTGTACCTGCGCACCGTGTGGGACCGGGACCGGTACACCGCGCCGTGGCTCGACGCGCACCCTGCCAGCCACGCCGTCCCCGAATGGCAATGGGGCCGCCTCGCGGCGGTCACGTTCTGGCGGGTCCTGCACGCTGACGGCGACCACGTTGTGCGGCACCTGGAGAAGCACGAACCGGGGTTCATCCTCCACGGCCTCTACCAGGGCACCCGCGAGGAGCTCGGCGTCCGCGTCCCGCTCACGGACCACCCGGCCACCGCAGGGCTCGCCGAACTCCTGGGCCCGGCCGGCGACACGATCCCCACCGGGATCAAGCAGCTCACCGCCACGTACGTCCCGAACATGCGGCCCAACCGGATCTGGCGCGGCATCCCCGCCGCCGCGCACCTGGGCCGCCCGGACATCGCCGGCGCCGAGCCGCTCCTCGACGCTCTCGACGAGGTGTACTCCTCGTGGATGCGAGACGTGCACCTGGGCAAGGCCCGCGTCATCGTGCCGTCCGCCTACCTCCAGTCCAACGGACCCGGCCAGGGCACCAGCTTCGATGTCGACCGGGAGATCTACTCCGAGCTGGGCATCCTGCCCCGCGCGGGTGACACCGCGATGATCACCCCGATCCAGTTCGCGATCCGGGTGACCGAACACCGCGAGACTGCGCAGGACCTCGTGGAACAGATCCTCCGTACGGCTGGCTACTCCTCACAGACGTTCGGCGAGCAGGGCGACGCCGCGGTGACCGCGACGGAGGTGGTCGCCCGGGAGCGGCAGTCGTTCACGACCCGCAACCGGAAGATCGTGTACTGGCGCCCCGCTCTCGCTGAGGCGGTAGAGACGCTCCTTGCCATCGACAAGGTCGTTTACGGCACCGCGGTGACCGTGGCGCGTCCCGAGATCGAGTTCGGCGACTCTGTGTCCGAGGACCCGCAGACCATCGCGACCACAGTCGAGCTCCTCAACCGGGCGGAGGCCGCATCACGCGAGACCCTCGTGCGGATGCAGCATCCCGACTGGGACGACACCCAGGTCAAGGCGGAGACCGAGAAGATCCTCGACGAGTCCGGCCGGAACGTGGCCGACCCGGCCATGACCGGGGCGGAAGGGGGAGGCCATGCCGGTTTCCCCAGCGCTGGCGGAGGATCTGGCCGCCCGGGTCCGTGAGCTGTACGACGAGGCCGAGGGGGTGCTCTTGGAGCGCCTCGCGGCCGCGCTGGAGGCGGACCTCGACAGCCCGCGGTGGGCCGAGCTCAAGCTCGCCGCGGTCGGGAACCTCCGTACCGCCGTTGAGGAAGTCGCGGCCGCGCTCCAGGACGACACCACGGGTGCGGTCGCCGAGGCCCTGATTACCGCGTACAACCGGGGCAGGCAGGCCGCGGTTGCCGAAGTGGGGGCGTTGGACATCGGCCGCGAGCTGGTCGCCCGGCGGACGCTGCCGGGCGCGCCCGCAGTGGACCGGCTGGCGGCCTCCTATGCGCAGGACACCCGCCCGCTGTACGCGCGCATCACGCGGGCCGTCATCGATACCTACCGGTCGATCGTGGCCCGTGTGTCTGGCGCCCAGCTCCTGACCGGCATCACCCGCCGGCAAGCCTCCCAGCAGGCACTTGACCGCTTTGCCCAGCACGGCATCACGGGCTTCACCGACTCGGCCGGCCGCCGCTGGGACATGGCCTCGTACGCGGAGATGGCCGTCCGCTCGGTGACCGCCCGCGCAGCGATCGAGGGCCACATCGACGCCCTCGCCGAGATCCGAGTCGGCCTAGTGATCGTCTCGGACGCTCCGTTGGAGTGCCCGCTCTGTCGGCCGTGGGAGGGCGAGATCCTCACCCTCAGCGCCGAGTCCGGGCCCCACACGGTCCGGGCGCAGCACGAGCTGCACGACGACGGCCGCACGGTCGCCGTCCACGTCGCCGGAAGCCTGGTCGAGGCTCGCGCGGCTGGTCTGTTCCACCCAAATTGCAGGCACAGCCTCGGCGCCTACCTGCCCGGGGTGACGACCCGGCCGCCGCACCATGCAACGCCCGGCACCACCTACGAGGACACCCAGCGGCAGCGGGAGATCGAGCGGCACATCCGCGCGTGGAAGCGCCGGGCCGCCGCCTCCATGGACGACGCCAGCCGCCGCAAGGCCATGGCCAAGGTCCGCGCCTGGCAGAAGGCCGCGCGCGAGCACGTCGCCGCGCACGACGCCATCGTCCGAAAGCCCGCGCGTGAGCAGATCGGCTCTGCGCGCTGAACACCCTTGGCCCGCCCGGTGCGGGCCCCACCGCCCCAGGAGGGCACCCCATGCGCACACCCGCTCGTACGCCCGCGCCCGGCTGGACGCGCCCCTACGGCCGTACCCCTTTCTCCCCGGTCTTCTATGCCGACGGAGGGGACGGCGACGGCTCCGCCTCCAGCAGCGGCGACGGCGCGCCCGCCGGTGACGGCGGCACCCCGCCCGCCAGCGATCCGCCGCGCATGTACGACGCGGCCTACGTGGACCAGCTCCGCAAGGAGAATGCGGGCTGGCGCACCAAGCTCCGCGAGTCCGAGACCGCGCAGGAGACCCGCTACAACGGGCTCATCGACCAGCTCAAGGCCGCCGGGATCAAGCTCGGCGACAAGCCCGACGCGGACGCCCTCCAGGCCAGCCTCACCGCCGCGCAGTCCGAGCGCCACACCGCGCTCCTGCGCGCCGCCCTCTACGAGACCGCAGCCGAGCACGGCGCCAACCCGGCCGCGCTCCGCGACTCCGTGTCGTTCCTGGACTCCGTCCGGGACATCGACCCCAACGACGCTGCGGCCCTGGTGGCCGCGGCCAAGGCGGCAACGGCCGCCAACCCTTCCCTCGCCGCGGCCCCGGCTGGACCGGCACGCGGTGGCGCTGACCTCTCCGGTGGAGGCGGCAACGAACCTCGGCAACTGACCGAGGACGACCTCTCGCGCATGTCCGCTGAGGAGATCGTGGCAGCCCAGGACAAGGGCCTGCTCCGCAACCTCCTGGGCGGCTGACCCCACTAAGGAGGGCCCACCGTGGCCATCACCCGCTTCCGCCCGGAGATCTGGAGCGCGCGCCTGCTCGTCGCGCTCAAGACCCGGCTCGTCTACGCCCAGCCCGGCGTCGTCAACCGTGACTACGAGGGCGAGATCGCCGAGGCCGGCGACACCGTCCGCATCACGTCGATCTCCGACCCGACGATCGGCACGTACGTACCGAACGCGACGACGATCACCCCCGAGGAACTGACCGACGCGCAGCGCACCCTGACCGTCGACCAGTCCAAGTACTTCGCGTTCAAGGTCGACGACATCGACGCCCGGCAGGCCAAGGGCAACGTTATGCCGACCGCCATGAACCGCGCCGCATACCAGCTCGCGAAGGTCGCCGACTCCTACGTCGCGGGCCTCTACACCCAGACCGCTGCCGCGAACCAGCTCGGCACCGTCTCGGTCACCACTGCCGCGCTGGCGTACACGCAGATCCGGCTCCTGAAGCTGCGCATGGACGAGGCGGACATCCCCGAGGAGGGCCGCTACCTCATCGCGCCGCCCTGGTTCTACTCGCTGCTGCTGGAGGACAACCGGTTCCTCGACGCGTCCGCGTCCGGTAGCACCGAGCCGCTGCGGAACGGCTTCATCGGCCGCACCCTCGGCTTCAACCTGGCGCAGTCCAACGTCGCCCCCAACCCGACCGGCGACGACTTCGTCGTGCAGGCCGGCGTGCCCGAGGCGATCTCCTACGCCGAGCAGATCAACAAGACCGAGGCATACCGGCCCGAGTCCTCGTTCTCGGACGCCGTCAAGGGCCTGCACCTGTACGGCGCCAAGGTGATCCGCCCCGACCACCTCGCCACCCTCGTCGCTTCCAAGACCTGATCGGAGCCTGGACATGCCTCGCACTTCCATCGCGTACCGCGCCCTGGTGCCAAACAGCAGCCTGAACGGCGCCACCGGCCCGACGACCGTCGACGCGACCCTCGTCACCAACGGCGTCGTCGTTGCCAACGCGGTCCCCGAACTGACCATCATCCGCACCACCCACACCGACGGCGCCGCGCACGACCTGATCGTCCGCGCGGGTGACAACCCGCCCGCGCTCGCGGCCGGCCAGGGCGACCTGACCGTCGAGGTCGCCGCCACCAGCGGTGTCCGGTACTTCGGGCCGTTCGAGTCGGGCCGGTTCCTCCAGAACGACGGCACGATGCACATCGACTTCGAGACTGGCTACGCGGGCACCATCGACATCCTCCGGGTCCCGAGGAACACCTGACATGCCCGAGACGATCTACGTGCGCGGGGAGGGCGGCGGGATCCATCCGATGGACCTGCCGCTCCCCGAGTCGATCGCAGACCGGCTGGCCAAGGGGTCTCTCCGCAGGGTCAATGAGGACGGCAGCCCGTACGTCGAGGCGGACGACTCCGCCGCCTCGGCGCCCGGCCCGCCCACCGAGCGCCCGGCGCAGTCCGCTCCGAAGGCCGCGTGGGTCGGCTGGGCCGTCACCAACGGCGCCGACCCCGACGAGGCCGAGGCTCTGACCAAGACCGACCTCATCGACCTTTACGGCGGGCAGGGCTGATGGACAAGCCGCCGCCCGTGCTGCGGCCCGCCGTGAGGTACCGCGTTACGGCGCCGTTCCCCGTCTCCGGCGGTGTGCAGGGCGTCGGTTTCGCCAATGGCCACGCCGTCGCCGACGCCGACAAGGACCGTCGGGCTCTGGCCTGGTTTCGGGCCGAGCCCGGCTACGCGGTCGAGCTCATCGAGGAGGCCCCGGCGCCCGCCGATGTACTCCCGGAGGCCCCCGGCGACGCCAAGG